TTCAACAAGGGCTGCTCTTTCCATATAGACTTTGCGCCATACTGCGGTTACTTCTTCCCATGTACGGGCAACGGTTAATCCAAAGTCACGCCAGTAAACATAGTCAACTGGGGCGCATTCGTACTCGATACGCTCTTGATCTTCACGGTAAATACCGCCTTCGGTTTCTGCTTCGTCTGCATCTTCGGTAACCTGAAAGCCATCGTCAGGCGCACCTTCTGCTTCACCGCCAGCTTGACCAACAATATGTGGCTCATAACGAACCCATGCCGTACCACGCCCACCGAGTAAACGGTCTTGAACCGCTTGCTTCATTGCGCTGGCATAGTCACCATAATGCTCAATTTCGTACTCTAAAGCCCGTTCTAGCATCATTGACGCTACACGACCAATAGGGTCATTATCACGGAATCTACGGCTTACATCGGGTCTTGGTAGTCTTGCAAATACCGCTGGGGTAATGGTTTGAACATTGCTCCACAGAATATTAAACTTAGCGGTTGGATTGTTGCGGCTGCGTGATTCGTCACGGTAACGCTTGACGATCTTATCGGCTCTGCCTTCCCATTCCTTAAATGTACGCTCGTACTGCGAAATACAATTATACCAATCTTCGTATGTATGATCCATGTCTATTCCTAGGTAAAGTTACCTACTGCTACTACTTCTGCACCAGCACCCGTTGTTACTTTCCAAGCACCATTTTTAGAAAAAGTATTTATTTCAATGGAATAAACACCGATTGCAGTATTGGCGGCTACTAATACATGGGATGTAGTATTGTCTAAAAGGCTTACTGTGCTAGTTGCGGCAGTTCCTACAGTAATGACTAAACGGTGTAAATAATCGCCAGTTGCGCCAGTTGTGCCTAATACTTGGGCTGTTTGTGAAGCTGCTACGTGTTCGTAGGGTAGTGCAAATGTTGCGGCTGCTGTTGTCATTTAAATTCTCCTGTTAATTACTTTGGGGGTTTCTTTCCACATCTCGTTGAGCGTTACATCCGTTTGCCCAATATGTAGTCCTTTAATGCGGTCATCTTTAAGGATAGGGCTTTCTTCGTCTTTCCAAACAATTGAAAGATAGCGCATTGCATCGCTAGAATGTGATGTCCAATCGTGCTTCGGGCGATCTCTAAATACTTTCTTATCATCATCCCATTCCCTTTGATATTGACGCAAACATTCTATTAATTCTTCACACTTATTATCAAACCAAGTGCGAGTTAATGCAAGTCGTGTTGCCTGTATTCCATCCTGAATTGACAGATTTGGTACGATTTTTAGATGTTTTATGTCAATTTTTGCAGAAATTTGTTCAATTATGCTCTTTCCACCACTTGCTAGTGTTTTTGCTCTAGCGTCATGAGGCAGCCAATGAGTGCCATATTTGTACCCAAACTCATCTTCTTTTTGTGCAAGTAAACCTGTGTAATACGAGATTGGCTGACCATTGCTAGAGTGGTGATCCAGCACCCGTATCTCACCGTATACCACCTGAAACCAAATAATTGCCGTTGAATCGTTGTACCCCAAATCCCATACGGTATGGCAGGGGAACATAGGGTCATAGTCCACCGTGGTAATACGCTCAAGGTCGGTAATCCTACGCATCTCCTGCCCGTAGAATGCGCCAAGGATGGCAGCTTCAAAGCTACATAAGAACTCTTGCTCGTACTGGTTGTCTGACATTGAAGCCTTGGCATCGTCTAATTCTGACTGCGGCAGCAGGTTGGTTTGGTCTGCCCGTAGCACTTTTACATACCAATTGGGCTTTTTTGTAGCTTCGTTGTATATATCGTAAAAGGCGTTATGTCCTTTAGGTGTGCCAATAAAGGTAGCCCAACCCTGTCTGTCTGCCAATAATGGCCTTATGATCTCGCCCCATACGCTAGGCTTCATATCCGCCATCTCATCCATAACCACGCCATCTAGGAAGTTGCCTCGCAAAGCATCGGGGTTATCTGCACCAAATAGCCTTATTCGTGCGCCATTAACCAATTCCACCCATAGTTCAGACTGATTAGCCTTAGTCATAACAGGCTCAGAAAAACGTTCCAAGTACCGCCAAGCCACAGATTTAGCTTGACTGTAAAAAGGCGCAATGTAGGCATATTGGGCGTGTGGCTTGTTTTCTAGCAGGGCTTTAACAATTAAGTCGTTAATACAGGCTACAGTCTTGCCACAACGCCTATGAGCCACGATTACTGCCCAGCGTTCCTTACGGCTGTGGTAATCCTCAAAAACGCTTCTAGGGCGGTATTTTAGCTTTATATCCTTACTCATCAGCCCATGAGATTCTTAGATCACCACCGTTGCTACCAGTCACCTCGTTTACTTGGGTTTCTTTCCATCTTGCCCGTGTCTTTAGCCAAAAGATAGCCGCAGCCGTATTTCCTTTCTTGGCTTGGCTAAACAAAGTACCTGCAATGGCTGCGTTTGCATCTATACGCCCTTCGTCTAACTCATCCTTGTAATACTTAACCAAGGTATCAGCACTAATTTTTAGCCTTGTGGCTATATCCTCATGGGGGCAACCTAATGCCGACAGGCGTTTAACCTGTTCTTGCGTGGCTTCTGTGGGTATATGTTGTTTTCCTTGTGCCATTTTATAACTCCGAAAGCACGGCTTTTTTGCCAGTAAAGTCTTCCCAACGCTTAACTATGACATCGCAGTATTTAGGGTCTAATTCCATTAACCTTGCTTTTCTACCCATTTTTTCGCAAGCTATCAAAGTTGAACCGCTACCACCAAATAGGTCTAAAACTACATTATTAGGCTTACTAGCGTCTTCTAAGGCTTTTTCAATTAGTTCTACAGGCTTCATAGTAGGGTGTAGGTCGTTTTTAGAAGTGCGTTTAATTTCCCATATATCCATACCATTGTTGCCACCATAGAAATTATGGTTATCGCCTGTCCACCCATAAAAAATAGGTTCGTATTTACTCATATAGTCGCTGTTACTTAAGGTATGGTTGCCTTTATCCCAAATAATTAGGCTTCTGACCTTTAAATTGGTTCTTTCCAGCGATTTCCAATACTCATTTATACCTAACCTGTAGAAAGTAATATAAAACGCACCTACGCAGTATGCATAAATAATAGAGTTAATGGAGTCAAAAAAGTCCTCTGCCTCAGTTTTAGACATTTTGTCGTTTTTAATACCACCATGTTTGGCATTAAAACTTTTAGAGCCATTCGCATGAATACCACCAGTAAAGTCCATATTATAGGGTGGGTCAGTAAATACCATGTCGGCTTTACCAAACTCTAATAAATTATCTACCGCATCAATGCTAGTGCTATCACCGCACATAAGCCTATGATTTCCAAGGATATATATATCGCCTAGCTTGGTTTTGGGTTCTTCGGGTACATCAGGCACAGCATCTTCGTCTGTCAGCCCTTCCGATACTTCAGGCTCAAGCAATGCGTTTAATTCTTTATCGTCAAACCCAAGTAATGCAAGGTCAAAGCCTTCATCTTCTAAGTCTTTCATCTCAATCGATAGCATGGCTGTATCCCACCCTGCATTTAATGCCAGTTTATTGTCAGCAATAATGTAAGCCTTCTTTTGGCTTTCATTCATATCTGAGCAATCAATCGTGGGTACTTTATCTAACCCTAGCTTTTGGGCGGCCATTAATCTGCCATGCCCAGCAATAATGCCAACCCCGTCTACCAATATAGGGTTTCTAAAGCCAAACTCTTTAATACTGGCGGCTATTTGTCCTACTTGTTCAGGGCTGTGGGTTCTGCTGTTCTTGGCGTAAGGGATTAGCTTATCTACAGCGACTTCTTTTATTTGCATATTTAACCAAGTAGTTAGTTAATGATGCTTAATTCTACTACTATTTGACCTCTTTATCTAGGTCTTTAAGTTTGTTGGCAATCAGCTTCCTACGGGCAATGCGGTCAGCCTGATTCTTCTCTAAGGTAGATTGATGCTCAGGTCTAAGCATGGCATCCTCTTTTTTATATTTACGGCTCATAGGGGTAATTGGGGTCATTACATATCCTTCATCTTGTCACGAATCATGTCTTTACGGCTTTGTGGCTTGGCAGTCTTAGCAGCATCTTTAAAGTCTTGTGCGCTGGGTCTGCCTTCAGAAGCCTTTGTAGCCATCTTTTCGCCTGAACCAGCTTCAATCCTAGCTCTTTTTTGGTGAATATTATGATACAAACCGTTCTTCATATAATTTCAACGCCTTTTTTATTACATTGTTTAATTTTAGCAATAAATTCATTGGCTTTAAATTTGGCTTCATTGCTCCATTTATTGCCTTGACCCGGCCTTAAATTGTTAAATGCTATTGCGGCTTCTGCTTGTTGGTTTTTAATTATCAAAAAAGGCAAAATTTCATTTAAAAAATCAGTAGCAGCTTTATGTTGCAAACGCCATGTATAGGCTTGTTTCCAATGTGATTTGGCTTTGTAATTTAAATTTATGTCACCGCCCCATGTATTTTGAAAAGTTTTTAAAACTTCAAAATTGGTATTAACAATTAAAATACGGACATAAGTATTATTACGAGTAGAAGCGCAATTTACACAGCCTTCACCGTCAAAAAAACCTGCGGCATATTGCGGTGTCATGCGTTTGATTCCACAAATTTTGCGTATTGTTCTTCCAATTTTGCTTTTCTTGCGCTTTTTGCGTTTTCCCGTTCTACACTTAGCGCAATCGCAGTAGCTTGTTTCTTAGGTTTGCCAGCTTTAACTTCGGCTTTAATGTTCTTACCGACTGATTTTGCGTTGCCTGATTTATCTAATGGCATGGTTAATCCTTAATCAAATGATTTTTTGTACATTAAACTTACACCGCCAGCACCCATTGGTTGACCCATAAACTGTGCTTTATTGGGGTAATAACCAGCAGTAATGCTTTGATTTGGCGTTCCGTAACTTAAATCTACGCCAGTAACCTTAGACGGGATGTTATAAGGATTGTCTGCAAAACCCATTCCTGATGCGCCAACGCCTAAATTTGCGTTATCGCCAACAGGAAAGTTATAACCCAGTCTGCCTTGGTACATTGTTCCAGCCTTGCCTACATCCATTGCTTGACCACTAGCCTCTAAGTTTCTTAGAATTTCAGCCAATTTATTGGCTTTTTGGTAGTCAAATTTGTCCATTATTTCAAGAACTTGAGTTTATAGGCGGTGGTGTTAATGAGGTCTGCGATCTCATCAATGATATTTTGTAATTCGCTGTCTTGGGGCAAGTCTTGACGGGCTTCTGCCACGAACTTTTGCAAGGATTCCATGTAGCGTACTGGGTCTTTAGGCTGGTGATATACGCTTGGAAAAGTAGTAAACTTGCCGTATTTGCCCATATAGGATTCGGCAAAAGTATCAATTAAATCTACGATGCCGTCATAGTATTCGGCAAGTGCGCTGTGCTTAGAAAAGCTGTCAGTAGACCAATGAAAGAAATGCGTATTGGTCGCAGAATGTAGTAATGTAGCTACAAATAATGCACAGTTTTCCATACGAATCCTTATGTTATAGGGGTAGTTTCCTCTATTTTATCAAGAATATCAATAAGTACCAAGCATCCACCGCCTTTTTTTATTTCGCCCCGTTCAACAATCAAAACATCAATTTGCTCATCGTCTTCAAATACGCCAGCATCGCCCAAAGCATCCCAAAGGGCCTTGATGCGGTTGTCAATATCTTGCTTGCGTTTGTCACGGGGATATAAGACTACCTTCATTTCTAGCCGTGCGTTGCCTAGCTTGGGTACACGATACTCAACCACATAATCGCTAACCTGCGCCTTAAACTCTTTGCCAGCCTTGCTTATACCCATCCTGTTACGGAATATGGTGCGGTAGCTGTTTACGCTAGGTGGCAGGGGTAAGTTAAGTACGATCATCCAAGTAGTTCAAGTGTCTTAGCGAGTAGTGATTCTTCAGTAATGCCATATTCTGCCTCAAATCTTCTACGCCCCATTCCGTGAATACTGGTATTTGACCCCCGATGATGGTATGGGCAGAGCGGGATAACAGGGGCATTACTTCGCTTACCAGTTCTTCTAATGTGATGTATTTCGCACCCACAATCATCGGTTTCGTACCCAATGTGCCTGCAGAGTATGCAACCCAATCTCGCCACTCGACCATAATGTTCCTTTTTTTGTTTAGGTGTTAAATTTTCTAGCGTCATAAGTTTTACTGTGCTTAATTCTTAAAATTGTAGTTTGGCCTACGCCATACAATTTAGCCAACTTTTTTGATGAACTATTTGAATTTTTTATTTCTTGCGCTTGTTGATTAGTTAATTTTGCATTGCCATTATTTTCACCACCTTGCCATGTTTCATGGTTGCGTTTGTCTAAAGCATTGTTGCTTCTAGTGTCCCAACGCAAGTTAGTTAATTTTGCATCTGCTCTTATTCCGTTGTTGTGGCAGGCTTCCATGCCTTCAGGTGCTTTACCAACAAATGCTTCTAAAACCAGCCTGTGTAGATAAAATTGTTTTCTGTAACCTTTAAAAGTAAGGTTTACTGCTGGATAGCCAACTGTGGAAATAAATGGTTTTATTACATTGCCGCCATAAGTCCTTTTGCCATATAAAGTAACGCCTTCACGGACTTTAGATCGTATGTTTCCTAAATCAGAAACTTCGTAATAATCTTCTAACCCAACAATATTTTTCCAAGATTCCATATAATCCCCTTATGTGGTGATTACATCATATCAGACATTGGCATTGTCTACGCTGCGTTGTTCTAGTTTTTCTGCTGATTCTGCAATATCTACTGCAATTTCCATAATAAGCACCTTATCGTTCTTGGCAAGTGCGGTTTCGTACATCTTGATTAATGTTTTAAGTATAAGTAATTCTTCAGCTAAGTTAATCATCGTGTCATCTTTTCTAAGTTGCGGTTACTGGCTTGTTCGGTGCGCCATGCGTCAAAGCGCATTGTAGCGGCTGTGATCTGCCATTTGAGGGTTTCTGCATCTTCTGTGGCCTTACCAATTGCTTTGCATAAATCTTGGTACTCTTGGCTTGAATAGGCTTCTCGCTCTTGACCGCCAAGGCTTTGCTCACTTGACTTCTTCATCATAATGGCTTTCAGGCTTGACTTGTAGGCTTCTAGCTGGGCCAACTGCCCTTTGGCCTCTGCGTACTTTGGTGCGTGTGTGTATATGTAGTTGATTGCTTCGTGTGGGTCGTATTCTGTCATTTTCCAAGTATTTCCTTTATGCGTTTTTTAACATCGGCTTCTGTTTCTTTGTTGCGCTCAATCAATTCTTTGACTTTATTCCAATCGCTGTAACGCCTTGCTCTTGCTATGTAGGATTGGGCCAAATATTCAATGCGCTGCTTATAGCTGTTCATCTAACTGCTTAATCTTTTGGCTAATTCTTGCCCGCCATTGCTGCCAACCCTCGCCAGCGTAAGCCTGACAACCAACTTCTTGCGCTTTGGCCTTTGTTAATTCTTCGCTGGAATACCAAGGCAATTCAGGCTTTTTGGCTTTTTTGACTTCCATATCAAGTTCATCTTCCCAACGGCCTTGATTTAGCCATGTGGCAGGATGCGGAATAAAGTCCTTTTCAGTCTGCTTTAGCTTCCAATATTCCAAGTGCGTAGGAAGGGCTAGAAACGCATCCTCTTGCTCTTGACGGGTTAGCCTATCCCATGACTTCTCGGCAGCCCTGCGGCCTTGTTTGCGAGGGTATAGGGCATAAAAATCAGAAAAGTTCATTTCTCACTCGCTTTCTTTAATATTGCTCTAGCAAATTCAATCCAGCCTTCATTGGAATCAATAAGATTTGTAACTGCATTGCCTATTTCTATTATTTCCTCATCTGTTAGTGTCTTTGCTGGACGGGTGTAGAGAAGTTGTGAATTACCTTTTAATTCAAAAGGTGGATTACCGTCTTTGTATTCCCACCCACTTGGGTAATGCGTTCTCCACGCTACTGGTTTATTATTCATTTCTCTTGTGCCTTTCTTAGTATTGCTCTAGCAAATTCAATCCAGCCTTCATTGGAATCAATAAGATTTGTAACTGCATTGCCTATTTCTATTATTTCCTCATCTGTTAGTGTCTTTAACTGTGGCGAGCAAGTATGAATAGAATCGCCTGTAACTCTTTGACCGCAACTTAAACACACAGTCCACGCTACTGGTTCATTGTTCATTTAGTCACCTTGCTTTTGTATCTTGGTTCGTTAATCTTTAAAGTGCAGGCGGTGCATTTCCACCGTGTTACCTTGCTTGTTTTAATCATTTTGCCGTAGTCTGCTGGGCGCATAACTTGACAGCTTGTGCAGTAGCGTTTTTCAGTCATTGCATATCCAAAAAAGTAGAATTCCAGCCAAAAGCATCAGGGTTGCAAATATAGCAAAAACCCCGATAGCAAAGATAATCATTACCGTTTCGGTCATTGCAGCACCCGTACGCTAGGTGGGCTTGAGGGTGTCATTGGTACGGTGTATTGGGGAATACCAATAGCTGACCCTTGTGGTGTTACGATTTGGTTGGGGTAAACCGTCATAGGTTGGCCTACGGTATTGCCTTGCGGGGTTAATACATTGACCGTGTTTCCGTTTTGCTGGATGTAGCCAGTAACCTGACCTTGTGGGTTTGTAATCACATAAGTTTGGGCATGGGCAGGTATGCCATAAGCAAACATCGCACCAATAATTGCACCTAATAAAGCAGCACCTAATAAATCTTTCATGTCTATCTCACCTTTAAAGGTAGCCCCGTAGGGCTGGGGTTTAGTTTGTAACTTGTTAAAAACAATATTTAGGGTTGACGCCAGCGTCTTTTTTGTATTGATTCCAAGCAGCATTGGCCCTGAAATTAGCAATGCCCCATACTTTTTTCCAATCGCTGATGTTCTCTTCAATACAAAATTCTTTTACGGCCTGTTTTTCATCACCGCAAAAATCCCGTGTATTGATAATTAAATCTACAGCCTGTTGAATAATTTGGTTGCTGATGTATGTCATTTTGGTGTCCTTTTCTATCTCACTCGACATTGAGTAACGCTATTATGTTAAGTTTTCTTAACTTTGTAAAGTTTTATTTTATAAGGAAAACCCTGATGCGTTGTTTTTTTACATAGCTAGCCCAAAGGTGATAAGCCTTCATCCATTCAAGAAGTTGTACTTGAACTAATGCTCCCGAAGGTAATGTTCAATCGTTATAAGACTTGTCTCACCATTGTTCTTATAACTTGTGCTGTACCCATTTAAGTCAGCGGGGCTTGCGATCAGGTGTAAACCAGCCCATCTTTTCTTTCCAGCGGGCGATTTAACCCCATTGCTATCGTGAGAAGTACGATTGGGGATAGAAAATAAAAAAGGACATTAGGGGTGGCTTTATGCTGAAACGGCTTGGAAAATGCCTCTTATCTCATTTCCCAAACCCACAAAGTCACCTCTAATGCCCTATTCTGAGTGTTTCAGTCCTCAATACTTCAATTATGCACCATTATTCCAATTCAGGCCAAATTGTTTTGTAGGTTGTTGGAAAAAGCGTTTTGCGACTAATTAAACCTTGTGATTCTTTTTCTAGGGTCGCTGCTAAAAAAATCAATTTATCGTGCGGAATGTTGCTTTTTTGCCACATTGATACGGCAGCTACGGAAGTTCCTACCATTTTTGATATTCGGG